CTGAGAAGCTGTCGATCAATTCAACAATCTCCTCCTTGCACAACATGGACACAAATCCAGAGTATCCCGTGCCAGCGGTGTGGATCCCAACAAGGACCACTTTTCCACCTCTGACACTGAAGTATGGTGAACCACAATCACCATGTTTGCTCTGGAACTTGGTAACATAAGCCAAATCTGGAGTGACCATACGTCCCTCTTTGCCTTTGCAGTTACCAGTTCTGAGTGTGCCAGGTTGTGTGAAGCGCACGTTCTGGATGACACAAATTGGATCTGGGCCTGTAATGAAGATGCCTGGGTAGTTTGTGACCTGGCATGTCTCCTCACGGCTGGCGAAGTGATTCAAGATACTCCGGCCAGCGGGTGCATCTGGCACCTCAAACAAGGCAAAGTCACGTCTGGCTGGTGACTTGTACTTCAGTCTTGCCTCCATGATCTTGCCACTGTCATACAAGTAGACAGCTGCACCATCATCAAAAGCGTGCCCTGCTGTGATGTACAGTCGGTCTGTGACTGCCAAACCCCAGCATGCACTTTCAGTGCCACTCTGTGACACAATGCGGAGCTTCCGCAAGTTTCCACTGACCATAGTGGCGACCTGTGACTCTCCTGTCTGCACCTCTGCCTTCATGCAAGGCATGGGTTGGAATGCACATCTGATGATCTCATTGAGCAATGAGCGCTCTGGAGTGTCAAATGGCGTCATCTTCCCTGAGAACTTCACATAGACAGGCTCATCCATGCTGCAGACTGTCATCTTCCAAGAGACGAAGTCCCAGTACTGTAACTGCAAGTCATCATAGAGTGCACTGAGGTCACCTTTCCATTTCTTCTGGAACTCATCAAACTCTGCACAAAACCGCCTGGATTCATCAAGGTCCCAAGGTGCAGGCATGACTTCAAAGCCATATGCCTTCATGACACTGTACTTCAGAAGGTCCAAGATCTGTGAAGCTGGTCTGGAAGAGCATGCGACAAAAGAGTCTTTGCCACATTGGTTCTCCATAGCCTTCATGAAGACCTCTTTGTCTGGTGTCAT